TGCGACACCAGATGTTAAAACTATAATTGACAACAAAATCAAAGAACTACTTGCCAAAGACGAGGAAGAATTGGATACAATGATGCAACAACCATTAAATGTTGACATGCAACATGGACCAATGGAGTCACCACAAGACATGATCAAGCATATGAGAGAAATGGTTGAAGAAGGTTTTACCAATGAACAGATAATGGAACTACATCCAGAAATCAAAAACTTCTTTGGAGATGGCAGTGAAGAAACACAAACATAAATCCACAACAAAACTAGAATACAGAATACGCAAGATTGAGAAACATCTTGATAAGATGATGTCAAAGTCAAAACGTAAGGTGAAGTGCTGTTTGAAGCACTGGGTTTGTTGGTGGGAAAAACTAAAGGAGGTCATTATGCCAGGACATACAAAGAAAAATAAAAAACCTATGTCGTCAAAAAAAGGCGGCAGACGTGGTGGCAAGAAAAGAAGAGGTTAATTGGACTGAATACTTCGCGTCCATCGTGGCAGTGTGTCCGTGGAGCAAGTCTTATTGGGCCAAACAGAAGATAGACATCCAAAGGTGGCGTGGTGAAAGAAACATAAAACCTTTAGGTGACTACGTTGCCAGGATGTGGCTACACCCCAACGCCAGTAGCAGGACACTTTGCAACATACATTATAGATTAAATGATCGAGAGCATGAAGAATGGCTCTACTCACACCCCATACACAAAAAACATTCCACACCAATCCCTGTTTTGATACAGCAAGACCATGCAGTGTTAAATAATGCAAGACAACGAACCGGAAAGGTATGGATCGATAAATGAAACCACAATTAGTACACAAACATCTTTTAGTGAGGGCCGAAGTGAACTCACCTCCACTGTTCAAAGACAGAGAACAATTAGACAATGAAATGAAAAGTCTAATAAAAAACATTGACATGAACATGTTAAGTGGACCACACATCGCATGGTCAGATGTCACAGGCAATGAAGGATACAGTTGTGTTGCTATCATAGACACAAGTTCAATCACGTTCCATAGTTGGTTAGAGCCGTCAGTGATACAATTGGACGTTTACAGTTGCAAGGATTTCAAGATCAAAACTATCTTTCGTTGGCTAGCACAGTTTGACCTAGAGAAGGTTGATTACAAATACATCGACAGAGACAAAGGATTCAAAACATTGGACAACAATGAATTGAGTTGGTGGGACAACAAACAACACAATCTCACATACAAAGATGAAGTGATTTACGACTGATGGATAATTTCTTGCTAAAATTTTTTGGATCTATAGACAAGATAACTGATCGCATATTTGGGGTCAAACGTTGCAGTTGTGGTCACCCATCACACTGCAAGAAGAAATGTTCGGACTGCAGATGTGAACACTGCAACTGCGACAATGAAAAGAAAGAATTCAGGAAAAAGATCGAGAGATTGAAGAAACTGGATCCATTCATATACAAATAGGAGAAACGATGCCAAAACCAAATCAACAGATGAGAGCAAATGCAAGACGTGCCTTGCGTCTCAGGGACCAAGCACCAGCGAGCCGTAAAGGAATGACACCAGTGGGACTGGCCAGGGCCAATCAATTCGCCACTGGCAAAAACGTGAGTCTGGCAACTGTGCAGAGAACATTCAGTTACCTTAGCCGGGCAAAGACGTACTACAAGCCAGGATCAAACACACCAGGCACACAGGCATACTTGGGATGGGGTGGCAACGCTGGCCTGAGTTGGGCCAAGAAAATACTCAAGAAATAGATGCCATACAAAGGAAAACTAGACGGTGCCGCAATTGAAACGTCTGTGAGCATAGCATTAGAAAATGCTTTCAAAGATTACATTGAACTGAACAGAAGAACTATCGATTGGCAGTCACAACAGAGTGCGTTCAGGGCCAGGAAGGTGTTGCAAAAAATAAAAGATCTAGCACACAGAAGAAAACTTGAATTACTGACTTTGTATTCCATAGATCCAAAACGTCTCCCTAGAACCTAAAATCTATTCATACGTACATTAAACACGTAAATACACAGATAAATAAACACACAACTCCAAAGGAGGAACTGATAATGGAACAGTATGCAAATCCAGAAGTCAACACTGCAAAGACTATTGAGAACGAAGCAGTAGACTCTAAAGTTAGTCCAACTAACAACCAATCTCAAGAAGAGGTATCAACACCTAAGACATTTACTCAGGCAGAATTCAATGATGCAATGGCATCAGTCCGTAAGAAGACTGAAGCAAATGTGTTAAAAAAATTCCAAGGAGTGGACGTCGACAAGTATCGTTCAATGTTGGAAAAGGAAGAAGAAGTAGTACTTGAAGAACAGAAGAAACGAGGTGAATTTGAGAAGATACTTAAGGACACTGCTGAAAAGAAAGACCAAAGGATCGCTCAATTACACGCACAGTTGAATTCAATCAAGGTTGATGATTCACTGCTCCAGGCCAGTAGCAAATATCGTGCTATCAATCCGGAGCAAGTCGTAAGGCTAGTCAAAGACCAAGTTAAGTTGAATGACGCTGGAGATGTTGAAGTTGTGGACAAGAATGGAACTCCACGCTATGCTGAATCTGGAGAAACTTTAACGGTTGACATGTTGGTTAAAGAATTCCTAGATACCAACCCGCACTTTATAAGTGCAGGCCCATCAGGTAGCGGAGCGAAATCAAATACACAAACAGACGGCGTGAAACCAGTTGATATCTCCAAGTTGGATATGAAAGATCCAGCACAAAGAAAGATCTATGCTGAGTACAGAAAAACACACGGCATAGGTTAACATTAACCGTTAGACAAAAGGAGATAATACAATGGCTAATGAAGTAAAACTAGCATCCGGTGGTGTTGATGATTTAATATCATCAATCGTAGCGGAAGCACAATTCGTGGCGGCTGAAAGATCTGTGATGAGAAATCTTGTCAAGACTTTTACGATCCCACAAAACAACGGTGGAATGGTATTACAAGTACCAATCTACTCAACACCAGCGGCGGCATCTGTGGCGGAAGCGGCAGACTTGGCTAACACTGCTGTAACAACATCCAAAAAAGATATTACACTTGCTGAAGTAGGTGTGATGACTACTGTAACTGACTTGGCGTTAAACTATTCAAAACAGAACGTTATTTCAGACATCGGTAGACTTTTTGGTGAAGCAATCGCTAAGAAAATTGACCAAGACTTAACTGGTTTATTCTCAGGCTTCTCAACTTTTGCCCTAGGCTCAGCAACTGACACGCAGACAGAAATGACTGCGGCTCACTTGTTTGCGGCGGCGGCGAAATTGAAGAATGCAGGAGTACCAGGACCGTACTTTGGTGTTTTCAACCCAGCGTCAATCTTCAACATGAAGAAAACTATGACTTCAACATTCGTACCGCAAGGTAACACAGGAGTTGTCAACGAGGCAATGACTGAAGGTTATGTTGGAAGAATAGCAGGTATCGATATTTTTGAAACTTCAAATGTTGTGGCTGACTCGGCTACATCTGCTGTGAATGGTGTGTTCTCAAGAGACGCACTGTCAATGGCAATGGGGTCAGATTTGAAAATTGCTACCCAGAGGGATGAATCACTTCGGGCGACTGAGGTGGTGGCTACCGCGGTATACGGTGTGAGTGAATTACATGACTCATACGGTGTTAAAGTAGTAGCAGACGCAACTATATCATAATAGAGGAATAATCCTCACTCATGGTTAAAAGGGCGGCCCAGTGTCGCCCTTTTTTATTAGTGCTTAACACAAAGGCACATGCAATAAATAAGTTTTAGCAAGAAGGACTTGCACATCACTTTAACAGGAGGACTTTAAGTGGCTAACTTTACAACTGATGCAGACCTAGAACAATACGAGCCTGACATCAAAAATTATGGAATCCAAGATTACACAGATCTCCATACACTATCAACCCAAGACGTAAAAAGAGACATCGAAATTGAATGGTGGCCTAGAGCAAACTACGGTCGTTATGACCTATCAGCAGGCACAACCACACAATTCGAGGACAGTTTGTTGGTATCGAGCCAGTGGACGAGATGTGCTGTGTACCACGTGTTGGGACACTACATATATCCACGTTTAAGTTCGTTTTCACCGGATGGTGATGTGTTCAGAGAGAAAATGGCATATTACAGAGAAGAATACAAAAATGAATTTAATAAAATTTTAAGAGTAGGAGTCAAGTACGATTTTGATAGTTCCGGAGATATCTCAGTAGGAGAAGATAAACCCACACACTTCAATCGTCTTGTAAGATAATTGCATGAGTGCAAGAGAAAACATCGCGATTGACATCGTAAAACAATTGAAGAACATGACCAACCCAGCACCGGTGTTGGTTAGCAGAGAGTTCTTTGATTTCGAGAAACTTGCGATCACACAATTTCCTGCCATACTAGTTGTCAGTGGCAATGAAGACAGGGAAGACATCAGCATGTCAGAGAGACAGGGCACACTTGAGATAGAACTTAGATGTTTCGTCAGAGGCAGTGAACTGGATACAGCGAGAAATAATTTGATTGAAAACATAGAACAAACCTTGGAGTTAAGCAGGGATAGGAATATAACTGTTGACAACACTGCCACACACTACGTACAATCATCAATCAACAACATAGAAGTCGTTGAGAGACAACAACCATTGGGGCAGTTCAATGCAACACTTTCAGTGACTTACGTTTACAAGAGAGGTAATGCATAATGTCAATACAGATGTATGATAAAGAAGGGAATTCAAAAATAGTCGACAACCCACAGGTTCAAGACCATTTGAGATCAGGCTGGAGATTTAAAAAACCTGCTGTGACTGAAAAGCCACAGGAAGAAATCCAAACACAACCAAAACCAAGACAAAGGCGTATGCGAATATTGAAGGCAGACGCTGAAGTCATTAACAACAACAAAGAGGAGGAATAGAAAATGGCTACAAACACAGCAGTCTATTCAGGAACACAAGGAGTCGCACACTTTGACGTGGGCGGTTCTGTAACAGCAGTGGCTTCCATCATATCTTTTTCTGTATCACAGACAGGTGATACGATTGAGACTTCAGCGATGGGATCTACTTCAAGAACTTATCTACCAGGGTTGACAAACTTCACTGGTTCGATGAGTGTATACTTCAGAGATGACGATGCGGCACAATCTGCATTGTTCTCAGCACCAGGAGCCGCGGCGGCAACAGTAGAACTGTTTCCATCAGGCAGAACAACAGGTGTTAAACTATCTGGAGAAATAATCGTTACGTCACACGAAATTACAGCGGCGAACGATGGGGCAGTTACCGCAGAAGTTGGTTTCCAAGGTTCAGGAAGCCTAACCAAAGCAGACCTTTAATATTTTATAATATGACAAAGGTTACCTTTAATGCAAAATCGCTCACGAAAGCGTTGGAGAAATCAATTGAAAAGATTTCAAAAACAATTAGTGAAGATGTGCTTAAAGGGGTCAGACGTAGATCACCGGTGCGTTCAGGCCTGTTCAAAAGAAGTTGGCGTATGAGTGGAAGTAAGAACAAATATAGAATTACTAATCCACAACCATACGGACACGCACTTGAACATGGCAGGAGTGGACAGGCCCCAAAAGGTGTCGTCGGACCAACATTAAGACAAATAGGAAAATAGAGGAGATATAAGATGAGTATAACAGACAAAATAGCGAAGCACTATCAAACAAGTATTAGTGGTGAGTTAAAAAAGATCCACGTGGCGGAATGGGAAACTGACATTTATTGCAGATCCACTTACGCTTTGAGAGATGAATCCAAAGTGATTGAATTACAGTCACAGGGTAAAACTTTAGAAGCATTGGTTGAATCAATTGTAGTAAAAGCCAGAGACAAAAATGGTAAGAGATTATTCCAAGATGCCGACAGGATCAAATTAATGAATGAAGCAGATCCAGAGGTAGTACTCAAGGTTGCTTCTGCAATTAATAATGCAAAAGTAACAACGACACAGGAATCTATCTCAAAGGAATAGAGTCCAGTGCCGAGTTAAGGTTTGTAATGATACTGGCAGACAGATTAAAAAAGTCTGTCGAAGAAATATTACAGATGACGACACTGGAGTTTGAGATGTGGGCTGGTTACTTGTTGTATGAACATAATGAAGGTAAGAAAACTATGGGTAAACAACAGGCATCAATGCCTAGACCAGTAAGGAGACGTAGATAATGGCTGATGCAAAAACAAAATTACTGATTGAAATAGCAGTCAAAAATCAACAAGCGTTGGGTAAAGTATCTGCGGATCTTGACAAAATTAAAAGTAAATCATCAGGGTTGGCCGGCGCCATCAAAGCGGCGGCAGGAGCCTTAGCGGCATTTGGAGCGGCTAAACTGGTTAAAAGTTTTGTTGATGTAGGTAGTGAAGTTGAAAACCTTCAATTAAGATTCAAATTTTTATTTGGTAGTGCAGAAGAAGGTGCCAAGGCATTCGACACATTAAATTCTTTTGCGGCCACTGTGCCATTCTCACTAGGAGAGATAGCGGCGGCTTCAGGTAACTTGGCAGTTGTTTCCAAGGATGCTGTACAACTTAATAAAAACTTACAGATAACAGCAAACGTTGCCGCAGTTGCAGGTATAGACTTTAGGACTGCAGGAGAACAAATACAGAGAGCACTATCAGGTGGTATAGCGGCGGCTGACATCTTGAGAGAAAGAGGTGTTAGGGATATGTTAGGCTTCGCACAAGGAGCCACAGTTTCAGCGGAACAAACTGCTGAAGCGTTTGACAGAGTTTTTGGACCAGGTGGTAAGTTTGGAAGCGTTGCTGATGCATTGGCAGGTACTTTGACAGGTACACTATCAATGATAAATGACTCATTTAGGAAATTTCAAGAAAGTGTTGCTGAGGGATTTTTTGTAACACTAAAAGAAGAATTTGGATTATTAGATAGTTCATTAAAAGAAAACGAAGCGGCGATAAGAGAGATAGCAGGCACGATAGGTACGTTCCTTGCAAAATCAATCAAAGCAACAAGTACTACTATCCAATTTTTAGCACAGAATATTGACAAAGTAACGGCTGGATTTGCGGCAATTATTGCATTGAACATTACAGGCAAGTTCTTTGCCATGGCAAGGGCCATAAGTGCTGTGCTTATTGCCACAAGGTCACTTGCGGCACTGTCAGTCGTAGGACTGGCGGCTGTTGCGGCATCAGTCGCGGCAGGAACTGCGGCATACATTGGTATGAACAAGGTCATCGATGAACTAGAAGGCAAGGTAACTGAAAGCAATGACTCGTTTAACAAACAACAAGACAAAGTAAGAGCCAGTGTAAGAGAACAGGCAAGATTTGCTACCGCTGTCAAAAAATCCACAACAAACATAAAAGAACAAACACAAGAATCAATGACAATGGTTCAAAAACAAAGGGAGATGAATGAGACCCTAGAAGAAACGATAGCAGGATCAGAAGAACTAGGCAAGATAATGGATGCCAACAGGTCACCAGCAAGAGCGTTTGGTGATGGTTTTATGAAAGCAATGAACGATGGGAAAACAGCAGTAGAACAATTGGAAGATGCTGGTGCAAGAGCATTTGGCAGTTTGACAGATTTGGTTACAAACTTTGTGATGACAGGTAAATTTAATTTCAAGGATTTTGCTAGATCAATAATTGCTGACCTTGTGAGGATAGCGGCACAGGCGGCAATAACATTTGCCATCAAAGCGGCACTTAAAGCATTAGGCGGACCAGTGGGTGGGTTCATATCAGGTTTCCTTGCAGATGGCGGACCAGCACGGGCAGGTGAGGCATACGTGGTTGGTGAGAGAGGACCAGAACTTTTTGTACCAAGAACTGCTGGAAGT